AATTTCGTTCACCTCAACCCATTTGCCGCCCTTCACAGAGAAGGAGTCGTTCCGGCGAGTGAACATCTCGATTGGCTCGCTCTTCAGGATGCGGCCACCCCAGAACAGGGCATAGCGTGTTTCAGTCTGCGCCGCGTTGTTTGCGACAAGCCAGCCAAGAACAAGAGTCTTGCGATCAGCTTCGTTGAGCCCGCCGATTTTGGTCTCGCCGTTGAGGTACTGTGCGTAGGTGGTCATTTTCCGTCTCCGTTTCTGATGTTCCATTGATAGGGCCAACCGCCCTATGAGTCAACACCTATTTTGAGTAATTTTATGTCGTATGCGGAATCCCTCGCGGCTATCGAAAAGGCGGCCGGGGATGCCCCTAAGCAACCCGCCTATGAGCCAGCGCCGGGGAGGGGTCAGGCAGCCCAACGTAAACCGGCCGCAGAGGCCACAGAGAGGCCCGCCCATTGACCGTAGAGATTGACGCACTCGACAGGGGACTAGCCAGATCAGGCCAGACAGTGACGCTACGGCGGCTGCCTACGGTTGATCTAACCGGCATCCCGGCAGTAGTTCGGGGCTACCAGCCAAACGAGCTTACAGAGGGCATTACCCAGCAAGATTCCTTCGTGATCATCAGCCCCACCCAGATCAACGCCGCGGTGTGGCCGGGTGCGGGGCAATCTCCTATCCCCAGCAAGAACCGGGGCGATATGTGCTTCATCAACGGGGTTCTGCGATCGGTTCAGGCCGGGGTTGGCATCTACGTTCGCGACGTGCTTGTCAGAATTGAGCTTCAGGTGCGTTGATGGCTATCGCGGTAAAGGTCGACCCCATAGACCGCGATATCAAGGCGTTCATTGACGACACGCTTTCGACCGCGGCACAGATCAGCGAGCTAGTAGACTTCGCTCTTGAGAGCAAATTAGCCGCCCAACTTATCGACGAACAAATTCTAGAGCATGCCGTCACAGTGAAAAGCTGGATTGATGGTGTGCTAGATGCCGGCGAACAGGCAATCAAGCTTCACAGCGTCATCGTGTACGAGTTCGGACTCGTTACCGACGTTCTGCAGTTCATCTACGACGAATTGCAAAAGCATTCCCCGATCGGTTCGGGCCGTGATCTCCACCCGGGGCTTTATCAGTCGTCGCATATTCTATTTGCGGACGGCATCGAAATTCCTGTGACGGACAGGATTCCGGAGGCTCGCGAGTACGTTTTTGTAAACACGCTGCCTTATTCCACCAAGATTGAAAGCGGCCAGTCATCGCAGGCACCGCAAGGCGTTTACGAGCTAGTAGCTTTTCAAGCACAGGCAAGATTTGGAAACGTTGCGAAGATTTCGTTCATTGATTACTTGGGTGTCTTCAGTGGGACGACAGAGTCTTACGCGTTAAGAGGACACAGCACGAAATTGCAGCACAACAAATCTACGAACCGTCACCCTGCAATTAGGGTCGCGGTCTAATGGCGTCGGGCGCAGTATTCGACGCAATCAAATCTTACATTTCATCCTCTTGGACAACCACACCGGTTCGCTTTGAGAATGAGCCGCTAGACCCACTGCCTGCCAGCTTCGTTGATGTTGAAATGACAGGCACGTTCTACGGACAAGAGTCGATCGGTGCGAGCCATCAGAAAGATAATCGATGGGATGAGGAGGGAGTCCTTTGGCTCCGTGTTCTTGTTCCCATCAACACGGGCGGTTCAACCGTCCGAACATACGCGAAGTCACTTGCCGATTTGTTCAGGGGCCTTCTTCTTCTGAACGATAGCCTTGAATTCAGAGACGCGTTCATTGGCAAGGGCCAAGGCGGCCACGAGAGCGGCACGAAGTATGCCGTGACTGTCTACATCAACTGGCGCCGTATGGAAGCCTAGTCAATTTCAAAATCGAGTTTGTTTGCAGCCGCCTTTGTGGGCGGCTTTTTTATTGAAAGAATTTACCTTTGACTTCTGCAAATCGTACACAGTTGGCCATTGTCCGCGAGACCACGCCGGGCACGACTCCCGTAACTCCGCGCATGCGTACAATGCGTATCACCGGCGAGTCGCTTAGCTTCTCCCCGAATTACGTTGACTCTGATGAGCTTCGCGCAGACCGCATGTTGGGTGACCCCATCAAGAACATGCAGGCTTCGGCTGGCGGTATCAATTTCGAGCTTTCATATCCAGATGACAATACGCCGCTGTCTGAGTGTATTCGCTCCGCGATGTTCAATGCGTGGGCAAATCGTCCCGTCTTCTACAACGATGGCGTTGCGGACTCTATCGTAACCGATGCGGGCACGGTCGCCAACACTTACGCTGTTGCCTCTGGCGGCGCCGCTGTAGTTGCCGGCATGCTGGTTCGCGCAACTGGCTTTACAAACTCTGCCAACAATCAGGTTTTCAAGGCCGCGTCTTCGACGGCAACCACGATCGTCGGCACGGCGCTTTCGCTCACTGCAGAAGCTGCGCCACCCGCTACGGCCCGCCTTAAGGTAGTTGGCTTCCAAGGTGCTTCGGCGGACATCACCGCAACTTCTACCGGGCTCCACTCCACCGCGCTGAACTTGACAACGCTTGGTATTGGCCCGGGTGACTGGCTGAAGGTTGGCGGAACTGCCACTGGCGATAAGTTTGCGACGGCAGCCAACAACGATTGGATTCGCGTCTCTGGTACGGTGACCGCTACGGATATTCCGTGCGACAACCTGCCGGTTGGTTGGGCTGTCGACGCAGGCACCGGCAAGACCATTAAGGTTTGGTACGGCGATCAGATTCAGAACGGCGTTGTTGCGTCGTCCATGACGATTGAGCGCGGCTTTCTCGGCCAGACCGTTCCTACCTACATCGTCAACACCGGTATGCAGGTTGGTACGGCAACGTTCAACATTGTTTCCAAGGCGAAAATTACCGGCTCGTTTGCCTTCACTGGCATGGGCGGCGGCGAGTCCACCGTTACGTTGAGCGCGTCTCCGGACGCTGCAACTACTGGCCTCGTGATGGCTGCCAACGCAAACGTTGGTCGTCTCGGTGTCAATGGTTCGCAGTTGGTTGGGCCTAATTGGGCGAAGGAAGTGTCTTTCGTCATCGAAAACAACCTTCGAACGATCGAGTCAGTTGACGCGACCGCACCGGTTGCCGTTCGCGAAGGCGAATGCAAGGTCACCGGCAAGATGTCTACCTACTTCGGTAGCGATACCGAGCTTGCTGCTTTCTACGCTGGTACAACCCGGCCCATCAACACGCGTGTTGCGAAGAATGGTCAAGCCATCATCTTCCAGATTCCGCGTGCAACATATCGTGACGGCGGCAACCCGAATGCTACCGGCAAGAACACAGACGTTATGGCGGACTTCAGCTATCAGGCGAGCTACGACAGCTTGACAGCATCTCATATCATCGTCGACCGAGTTGAATATTTCGAGAGCTAAGCCCGTTGCCGAACACGGCGGGTACTGAATTGCCTACCGCGTAGGTGCGCGGGATGCGGCTTGTGGCCGTGGCAACTATAGGGGGTGGCATGTCGGTGCCGCCCCCTCCACCTTATAGAAAGAAACCGATTTCAATGACTATCAAATTTTCGTCTATCAAGAAGAACGTTGACGCAGAACGCAACGGCGAGTTTATCGAGATTCCGGAATGGCCGGGCGTGAAGCTTGGCGTTCGATCTCTTGAGCTTCCGGCATACAAGCTTGCTCTTGACCAACTCGTGCAGCGATACGCGCGCAAGTACAAGGGCAAGAACGCGCCTCCGGAGGTTCGTGACTCCGATGTCGGCAAGTTGCTTGCAGAACATATTCTGTTCGGCTGGAGCGGCTTCGATGAAGAGTACGACGCTCAGACCGCTCTTGACACCATGAGCGCAGCGGAAGGCCGCGACTTGGTCAAGCAGACGCTTTGGGCTGCTGCGCAGGTTGGCGAGAGCGATGTAGAGTTCATCGCGGACGCAACAAAAAACTCTGCGACGCCTTCTCTTACGAGCTAAACGAGAAGGCTACGGACTCATTCCTCTTGGATTTGCAGGATGAAGAGTCCGATGCGCCGCAAGTCAATGAAGATGTTGCAGAGTGGCCGTCGTGGTCCGGCTATCTGCAACACGCGTGGCGAGTTCTCCGCGACGATCGCAGCTTTGGAGCAATGGGCGGCATGGGCGGCATCTATTACGAGTCGTTGAGCCGATATGCTCATGACAACGCAATACCACTAGAACCGTTTGTAACGTTCATGCAGGCCATGGACTCCGTTTATATGAAGTACGCCGCTGAACAAGCGAGCAAGAAACCGAACGAACAGGAAGAGTAGAAGTGGCGAACGAAGTTATCCGGCGCCTAACTATCAGCGCCACTTCTACCGGTATCGACGAACAAACCGGTAAGTTAGAAAAGCTGACAGCCGCCAATCAAAATTTGGCGACGGTCACAGACACGAACGCGAAGCGGGCGCTGTCCGCCGAAGCAGCATATGCCAAGTTGTCGAATCAAATCGACGATACAGCTAGGTCTCAGAACGCGATTGAGAAGGGAACGCGTACCCTAAACGATGCTCTGGCTCAGGGCCTCATTACGCAGGAAAAATACAATCAGAACCTCGCCCTTCTCAAAGAGAAGTACGGCGAGGTCGGAGCGGCGAACGATAACGTCAAAGAAGGCTTCAGTAAGACAGGTATCGAGGCCGCGAGCGTCGTAAACCATCTGAAGCAGGCCGCAGAGGCAGCCTACGTGCTGTCTCCAGCGTTCCGCGGTCTCGTGAATGCCGGCGTTGCTACTGGCGTAACGGCGATCGGTGCCGCCGCTGCGGCCACTACGACGGGCATTCAGGCGCTTGGCGCCGCTACCGTTACCGGCGCTGCGGCGATCGGCAGGTTAGGGCCAGCTTTCACGCCTATCGCGGGGGCAGTGACAACAGCCGGGACGGCAATGGCCGGGTTCTCTGGCTTCACAGGGCTAGCCGGAAATGCAGTACTCGGACTCACCGGCAGGTTGCTCTCATTCACTGCCACAATGCTTCGCGTTGCGGGTCCGGTCCTATTGGTTCTTGACGCTATCAAGCTGATTGAATTCGCGTGGTCTTCAGCC